GTTGCTTACGTAAATCGTTCTCAGAAATATTTATTTTGTGAATAATACTATCAGCATCTTCTAAACTGGTTGCAGAATAAGGTACTAACAAATCATCTGCAGGAACAAACTTTGAGACGGCTCGACCTAATAATTCATCGTAGTACACTTTTTTAAATGTCGAGCCTGCGAGGGGAAGATAGAAAAGCATTTGGTCAAATTCTGGTTCATACTCTTTCATTTCTGACATGAGTTGATAGTTCATAAATTCTTTGACACGTTCGCTTTGTTGTTCCTTAGCGGTGCTAGGAGCACCTAAAATTTGTGTTCGCACAGGTCCATCGGCTGGTAATAATTCTTTGTATGCTAGTGATTGAAATTGTGTGACTGCTTCAGCAAGAACAGGGTGTGTTGCGCCACTAGATCCTTGAAAAGGTTCACTTCGTTCTTTGTATTTAAAACCTAATAAATCTAAACCCTCGGTATATGTTTGTTCCCAATCTTTTCTAGAAGATTTGTAATCTAAATACATTTCTTTGAGCTCACTACCCAAAGGTCCTAAAACATCATCATCTAAATATTCTGCTAAATTAGCAAAATGATTTTCACTTCCCTCCATCATAATCTTAGAAGGGTCAAAAGATATTTCAGCTCCTCCTTCGTCGGTTTCAATAATTTCGATATTATCAGGTGTGTCTTGATCTTGTTGTAGTTGTTCTTCAATCGCTTGTGTAAGGTCGTCTTCACCTGGAAGTTCTACAGTTGTTTTTTTTACATTAGGTAATGCTTTATCTATTTCTGCCATTTAATAACCTTACTTGTTTTTGAATAAAGAAGCAACACCCGCGGACATCGGTCCTTTTTCTGGTGGTATCAAACCACCTGCCGCGTATCCTTGTGATGCCATAATCTCATCAATTTGTTGTTGTGTGAATCCTGCCATTTCTAAATATCGTCGACTCATTGATTCATACTCTGACATTTCATCAGAAGAACTGTCTGAATCTGTGTCTGAATCTGTGTCTTGTTGTTGTTGATTATTTGTTGCATTACCAGTACCACCAGGCATGTTAGGCACTATTGTAACAGGAGGTGTGGGTCTTTCATAAAAACTTCTAGTTGGTGTTCCCATGGGGTAAGCAAAAGTATCTCCTTTTTCTGAAATCGGAGTTGATACTCTTTCATCAATTGTAATATCTCTGGGTATTAAACTTTGAAACTCTTCTTCCTCTTCTTCAATAGGAAATAAAAAATTTTTAGCTGTGCCATATAAATCTTTTGCTATTCTCGCTGCCGTTCGACCGGGGATCAAAGCCTCTGTTAAACCGGGACTTCGAACCATTTCTGGAATATTGCTAGTAGGATCTGTATATTGTAAACTATTATAACCTGTAAAAGCTCTTGCAATATCTCCACCTGTTTCTCCCAAAGTAGGAGGCCTTGCATTTATCCCTGGTAATTGTTTGGATAAAATAGTTCTACCTTGGTCATCTTTGATTCCAAGATTATTAAAATTTAATCGTGCTATTTCATCGGAGCCAATAAAAGGCGTTGCCCCTGCTGCGAGTCCTTCAGCAATGGTTTGCATTTCGGCTGCATATTTTTCTGCATCTGCGGGTCTACGATATTTAGAACCAACTTCACCAATCTCTTGACCCAATGACATGTATGTATCCGGTCTATTATTATTAAAAGTTTTATTTAATTGTTTATTTGTATCTATAATAGATTTAGCTTGTTTTTCAGATATACCAGCTAATCCAGTATTACCTGCCATCGCTTGAGATTGTCCAGGGCCCATTCCGAAGATTCCCTTTTTACCTTGTTGTTGTGATGTTTTTGGTTTACTTCCCATTAGTAATATACTCTCCGTTGTTGTGGTAAGGGTGTATCATCTTCATCGTCGGGATGCTCAATAAACCCTCCCTGTCTAAATCTCATGACTGCTTGTGTCATACTGTCGACCAAGTCGTCATGATCACCATACGGGAAAGCTGCACATTCTTCAATAACTTCTTCTGTGAACTTATCGTCGGTTGCCCATATCTGCCCTGACTCAAATAATGGCGCCACGGCATTGACACGAGCGTGCTTATCGTTTCCACGACTCGGTGTATAATTTATAACGGGTATTCCTTGTTTACGCAACTCAAAAGTCAAGGGCATTCCAGAAGCTTTTCCCTCTACAATAACACTTTCGGGTTTCCAGTAGTTATACTGTTCGAGGGCCACGCGCCGTAGCTCGGGGAACTCGAAACGATCTTTAACGACATCTAACAAAATCAAGTTCGGTCCGCTGTCCTCGGTTGGATAGAAAACTCCCCACGTTGTGATAGCCGAATAATCTGCCGTTTCTTTTTTCAAAAAAGCAGTATCATAGGATTGTATCACATGATACAGCGGGGGGAGGTCCTTCTCCCATAGGTTCCACCATTCTCGTTTAATGATACTTCCTTCTTCTGCTGTTGGGTTTTGTTGATACTGTGCGTTCCACTTACCGATAGATAGTGAAGCTTTGACCGATTCTAATTCTTCTAACTTCCAATACTCGGGCCATACCGGTTTGTTGTTCGGCAAGATAGCGGGAAACTCAATCACCTCCCATTGATCGGCTTTGGTTTCTTTTTGAGCATTGATTAATCGTCCTGTTAAATCTTTCATGTTCCACCGCGTCATGACCACGACAATAATACCACCGGGCTGTAAACGCTGTCGAGGACCCGAGGTATACCATTCCCACGTTCTGTCCAACGCATTCACGTTCAGCGCGTCTTGTTCCGAGTGAGGATCATCAATGATTAATAAATCCGCACCGCGGCCCGTGATGCTTCCGCCGACACCCGCAGCAAAATATTCACCACCCTCGTTTGTCTCCCACCGGCCCGCGGCCTTGGAGTCTTCTCTCAGTTTGGTTGGATAAATTTTTTGATATTCTTCAGAGTCAATTAAGTGTTTCGCTTTTCGTCCAAAGCGGACCGCGAGCTCTGTGGTGTGGGTCGCTTGAATAATTTTTAGTTTTGGATTTTTTCCAATCATCCACGATGGCAGGAGGTAGGATGAAAATTCTGATTTTGTATGTCGGGGAGCCATATTAATAATGACTCTTTTTAATTCTCCCCTGGCCACTTTATTAAACTTCTCAGCCATTATTTTGTGGTGGGACCCCTCTATAAAATCTGGCCATACATACTTCACAAATGACATGAAATCATTTCTGATTGCAGATTCTTTTCTTTTTTCTTCGAGTTTTATTTTATAACGTAAAAACTCCTTCCTTGCTTCTGCAGGTAATTTGTTGATGTCTATATCTATTCCTTCTAATTGCATCGTTTCAAAATGAATTTAACACCATTAAGTATCTAAAATCAACTATATATGTCTGTATATAAGTTACATCTATTTGCAAAAAGGGTGGGTGGGCCCATAGGTTTCAAGCAAATTTTGCCAAGGGTCTGGTACCTCTATTGGGGGTGGGTGGGCCCGTAGGCAACAGGTAGTTGCCTACGGTTTAGATTATTGTGGATCGCAATTTTCTGCTTGAAATTCTCCCCAGTATTCTCTCAATACTTCTTCGTCCACTCTAGGATGTGCCTGTATCCAAGAGTCGATGTTATCGTGATTGCTGATATCATCACAAGCTATCTCTTCTAGTTCCATTAACATTGCTTTAACTTTTCCCATTAGTTCCAATCCTTTCCACAACCTTTGGCAAAATGAATAACATCGCCAACAATCATTTGACCTGCAATAGTTGATGCCTCTTCATTGACAGGAAGTCCTTCAAGTAAACCTTCCTCATTAATAAGTAGAATAGTATCGTCGGGACATCTTACTCTTTCGACGTATCCACCAACTGTTTCTTGAGCAGACTTTAAAGAAATGTTTTCTTTAGGGTCTATTACTTTTTTTATAGAAGTCATTGTGTTTATCCTTTCTTAATTAATAATAGATTATCCCATAAATAAAATAATGTCAAACTATTTATTTATTTTATCTGTGGATAACTTGCTTGACATTGTGGGATATTATAGTAAGATCAATAACATCTAAGAAAGGATAATTAAAATGAAGACATCAATAACAGAAAAAGATTACCTACCAACAACATCGAAAGAATTATCAGATCAAAAAGATCTGATTTCGTCGGTTGCAAAAATGGTTAACGTTTATAACCATGGTCTTAATGAAGATCAAAAACAAATGCTCAGAGATATGTATGCTGAGTTGAAAGGGGAAAATAAAAATCAACCTGATTGGACTGGAACAAACTATTTAGAGCTTATGTTAGAAATGGTTTATATGAGAGGTTGTGCTCTTGGTCATATCAAAGGCATGTCTCAAATGCATAATTCTTATACTAGTGAAATTAAAAACGTATTTGAAAGAAAATAAAAATTTGACAATGTGGGATATTCTGTTAGAATATCCCACAAGAAAGGATAGAGATGACAGATACAAAAGAATTAGAAGGTAAATTAAAAAATCTTTTAGGTTTTGAAATTAAGTATTTTGCTAAAAAACATGGGAAGGTAATTACTAGAACAGGAATTTGGCAAGATGACAAATGCAAACTAGAAGAAAGAAATGGTGGTTTATCTCTTACTTATTATGATGTTGAAAAGAAGTCTTATAGAATGGCTAACGATATCAAATCAATAGTAGGATATTTTCCTCAAGAATTAAAAAGCAAAGTTAGACAATGATCGAACATTTGTTTTTAATCTTTATGCTAACCCTGTTTGGGTTAGCATGTCTTTTGTTATTATTGTTTTGTATTCAAATCAGTAGAGAGGATAAAGAATGAAAAGAAAATGTAAAACTTGTGGGCGTACTGTTGGACAGTATGCCTATGGTGGTGGTAATGGTTGGCGTCGTGGTTTTGATCAAAGAGTTGGCAAAACTTCGAAAGACAGGTGGCTACAAGCGACAAGTCAATTTGGTTCCGAGTATCGTGAAGATGAGAAAAAGGTTGTTTGGGACTTTCCGAACAATCCAAACGCACACGCTTTGTTTTGTAGAGCCATGTGTATGGAAACATACATGGAACAAATGAATGAAACTATCGATAGACTTCCAAACTTAATTAATGTATAATTTTATTAGAAAGGATAAAAGATGACAGATAGATTAAGACTAAATGGTGCTAAAAGATCAGCACTTAAAAAAGAGCATTGGAAAGTTGTTCTTCAAACTCCCTGTGAGCAGAAAGACAATTTAATCGACGCTCAAACTCGTTTCTTTTCTACTCAAACAGATGTTCACGAAATCTGTAAGAAGTTAGTAGAAGAACGATTCCCAAAAGCAGATCGTGATGTAATGAGAAAGTATAATAGCAATAGAACTTATCATACTACCTTTACAACAATGGACGCATGTTTCGTTTTAAAGAATGTGCAATCTGGGGACGCAGGTGAAAACAGAATATCATTTGATTTAAATGATGAAGTTGCTTCTGCTTTAAATCACGACAAAATGATAGCGAGTGGGTTAAACCCTTTCGTTGATTGCCAACATCACGCAAATGGTGGTGTAAGAAATCCTCAACTCAATACTGACGCAAGTGCTAATACTAATTGGTTAAGGGATAACTTTAACCAATTTAATGGTTATGGTAAAGAAGCCGAAAACCCTTTTTCATTAGAAGTTGTGAATACAGGGGGTTGTCATAGTCGAGCCTATTCAGTACAGGATTGGCAACATGAGTTTGTTTTAAATTTTGAACAATCCAAAGTTGAGTTGATACAATGTCATAGAATGTATTATGAATATTGTAAGACTAATCAAGACACCATGACCACAGTTATAGATCAGGCTAAATACTTAGACGAAGTTCAAGAGTATTGGTCGGACATTGACCAAAGTATTTTGGTTAATGGTGATAGCCTTTCAACTAATCTTGCAGTCGTGTCAGAAGATCGACTAGAGCAGTTGAAAGCCATGGCTAACAATAGAAGAAAACCAGATACACTTGTTGTATCTGGTATACAAAACCAAGCTTAGTTCATAGCCCCCTAGGGGGCTATGAACTGCGTTTGAAGAAACGTAGTCAACCCAGAGCCTGTCCGTGAGGTATATGAAACGAGGTGTCTGGGCAAGCCTAGTTCATAGCCCCCTAGGGGGCTATGAACTGCGTTTGACAATTTCGCAGTCGTCAGATCCTGAAGGGTTTAATATAGACAGGGTTTGACACAAAAGGAACAGGGGGTTGTTGTGTATTTGTTTCCTCCTGTTTCTTTTGATAGTAGGGGTGGGTGGGCCCACAGGCGGCAAGCAGCGAGCTGTTGACACTGGTCCCAGAAAATGCTATAAACTAGTTAGAAAGGATAAAAAGATGAAAACATTAAAAGTTAAAATTAGAAATGTATATGGACAAGACCTAGTCTATCCAGTATGCGAAAGCTCAAAACTTTTTGCTTTCTTAACTAACAGTCGTACGCTGTCCGATGGTGCACGCCGCACTATCAAACAGCTGGGTTACGCTTTTGAAGTTTTACCGGAGGTAAAAAACATATGAACAAAGAAGAACTAAAGAAAGACGCTTGGTATTACATCGACAATGGTCTTGGCCCTATCCGGGCCAAGCTGGTTGAGTCACCGCGCCA